GGTTTTTAGAAATGATCCTCATTCAACCTTTGCCGGGATCGGAGGTAATGTGCTGCCATTGAGTAGCGGAATAAGAGCCGTAGCACGTTTTGAGAATAACGATAAAACAGACCAATGGAGTCTGGGCCGTAATTATGCAATGAGTTTATCTGCCAGCAATGCTGAATATAACTTTGCTATTGTTGGAAAAGGACATTGTTCGGTCCGAGGGAACATGGAAGGCTACCTTGCTCAGAAGATGACCCTCGAAGAAGGGAATATTAAGGAAATCGACTATAACAAAGGTGCAAAGGTTCTATTTGAGAACTCTTTTGAAAGAGCAGGCATGTTCTTGCCACTTCTCCCTACATTAAGAAATTCTATCGCTGCTGAAGCAAATGAGTCTTTTGCTGTTTTTATCCATATAGTTCAAGTAGGTGGTTCGACCATAGGCGATGTCCTTTATGGTCGCAATAAGGATGTTTATAGTGTAGTAAAAGCTGAAGATATTACTGGAGGTCGGCAGATTATAAATCAAGACGGGACGAAATCTACCTTGGTCTTACTGTCGGATGGAAGAATAAAGGGCACGACTATAAACTCAGAAGGGACTGCTATTACGAATATATATGACAGTGGTACCGAGTTTAAGGACTATTGGATGAACTCTAATTCTTTCCCACAAATATACAATAATGATTTGGATAGAGTTAAGGTGATAGATATGGGAAAGGGAGACACCATTACTCTTCTTCTTTCTTATGATGGGAGTGATTATAGTGCCTATGTATGGAGTGCAAATTATAGGTTTATATAATTGATTTTTTAATCTAACATTAAAATAAGTGATATGAAGAAGATTTTAGATTGTATTTACAGGATTTTCGAGAGGTTCGCTACTATTGGTAGCGACAAGTTCTTACACCTCATTGCAGGTCTTATCGTAGCTTTCGTGCTTGGTAGGCTGTTTGCGCACGTTGAAGCGTGGGCATTCCCTGCAATTATGGGTGTGTTGATGCTGATGACAGGTAAGGAGTGTGTTGATTATTACATCCGCAAGGAGCAGTTCGATTGGCTCGACGTAGCTGCTGGTCTGGTGGGTGCGGTTGTTGGAGTAATACTTTGCTTATTATGAACTACTTAGAACAATTTAAGTACGTGATGTGTTCAGTCATCAGCGGAATGCTGAGCTTGTTCTTTCCCATACGGGACTTTATGTACGCAATGTTGATTGTGTTTGGTGTCAACTATATCTTTGGATTAGTTGCAGGACTGAAACACGGTGAGGAGTGGAATCTGAAAAAGTCAATGGTGTTCTTCTACCATTGTAGTTTATTCTTCGTAATGTCAGCTTCTATCTTCATTACAGGCTATTTTCTTCACGCTGGAGAAGAGACGCTCGGAGTTGTCAAGGCGTTATGTGGAGTGGCTATATGGTTCTATTCAACGAATATCGTCCGCAACTGGCGAATGATGCTGATTGAGGATACTACCATGTGGAAAGTGGCAGGCTTTGTTTACTATGTGCTGACACTGAAAGCAATCGACAAAGTGCCGTTCCTTAGTGAGTATCTTAAGAGCTCGCACGTGAATGTAGATGATGATAAACCAAAATTTGATTAGTTATGGCAAATTTCTCAATAGCGGAGCTGGTACAATCCAGCACCGCTGAACAACTCAAGATAAACAATAACCCTCCTTCTATTGTGAGGGTTCACCTGACAGAAACGATTACACTCTTAGAGTGTATTCGTGCAGAGTGGGCAGAATATTGCGAACGTCACGACCTCGGTACGCCTGCTATCCGCATCACAAGCGGCTATCGCTCACCAGAACTGAATAAGGCTGTCGGTGGTGTAAAGAACTCCGCTCACGTGGCAGGCTATGCAGCTGACTTGCAGCCTGTCAATGGTAAGCAGACTGATTTTGAACGCTTCTTTGCAACAGAGTTCTCTCTGATGGGTTATGCTTACGACCAAATCATCATCGAAAGCTCTAAATCCGCACGCTGGGTGCATGTAGGCTATAAGCGTGCGGATGGAAAGCAGCGAAGACAATGTTTCACATTAAAGAAATAAGAGTATGGAAGATAAGGATATTAAGTACTACGTGTACACGATGTTAATCATCATTGGTTTACTTGCTCTTACGTCACTCTGCTTCACAAGCTGCTCGCATAGAGTGTATGTACCTGTGCAGTCTATCCGCACAGATACTATCTACATGTCAAGGAAAGACAGCGTACATATTAAGGACAGCCTTATCACTCGACAGGTGATTAACATTCGTGATAGCATTGCTATCCATGACAGTGTAGTTATTGTCAAGGACGAGCAAGGCAACATCAAGGAAAAGCTGATTGTCCGCTATCGTGACCACTGGCATGCAACTCAGGATGCTCTTACCCTCCTACGTCTGATTGACCGCTACAAGGCGAGCAATGACAGTTTGCGTGCAACTATGAGGGAACATATCGAGGTTCCTAAGATCGTTGAGCGAGAGTTAAGCAGATGGGAGAAAATCAAGATGGATGTCGGCGGATGGGCAATTGGCGCAATGTCTACCTTTATCCTTGCAATCATTGGCTATATCGTTGTTTGGCTGCTGAAAAAATATCGGAGGATTTAAGTCCTGTCGTGACACTATGGTGTCAGCGTCGTGAGACTATAGTGTCAGCGTCGTGACACCATAGTGAAAAACTATCACATCAATAGCAAGAGAAAAAGCCATGAGGAAAATCCTCTGGCGTTATGTATAATCTTTTAATTCAGTTTATTATGGAAAAGAATTTGAGTTTTATTCTGAAAGAACAGAAAATGGCGGTTGGTCCATTGAAAGGTAAGAAGGTATTCATCGCAACACCTACCGACCGTCGACGTATCTCACACCGTAGCTTCTGCGAGGAGGTGGCACGTGCGACAACCTTCACTGGTGCAGAGGTGGAAGCCGTGTTGCGTCTGGCTGCTGAAACAGCTAAGAAACACGTAGAAAGTGGTGAGTCGGTTGATTTTGGCGACATCGGTTCGTTGACCCCATCGTTCAAGGCGAAGGCTGTCGAGAAGGTTGCCGATTTCAACGCACAGAAGCACATCACGAAGCCTGTTGTCAAGCTCCGTCCCAGCACACGTTATTTCACCCTGCAGGGTGTATCGTATGAGCGTGTCGAGGCACGTCCAAGCGAGAAGAAGAAGAAAGGCGGTGGCTCAAGTCCGACTCCTTCAGGTCCTTCGATAGAGGGTTAAATCCACTACCCCCTCCCCTTGTGGAGGGGGATTGACAGAAACGCATGAAGTACATCAAGCTACATCTCACAGAGAGCCGTACGAAAGATAACCGTTTCGTACAAGCTTCTATCCGTGGCATCGAAGATAATACGGGCGAGAGTTTTACGAGTTCTCACCCTAAACTCCTTCAAGACATCATTTGTCACGCTTTATCTCTTGCGCACGGTGTCGAGATAGAGGGCAACAACGGTTTTACTTACATATTCCCATTCAAGCTATCATAATTATGGCAATAGAAAAGCTCTATTTAGAGCATAAACAGACAGGCGGACGGTTGACCGCTGACGAGTTTAACAAGTTGCCCGAAAAGGTCAATGAACTCATCGACGCACAGAACTCTGAGGAGGAACGTGTGAAGAAGACGATTGCAAAGAACCGTCCTTCGCTTGGACAGCTTTCAAACGTAAATACTGAGGTTGACGAACTCACGTCTGAGACATGTGTACTCGTATGGAACGGTGATCAGTGGGTGGCAATGAAATTGTCTGAACTTCCTATTGGGCAAGGTGGCGGAGGACAACAGCAATCTATTCTCTATTATCTCCGTGCCATCAATCAGTCGCCATCTACCACGCTATCTGCTTCTAAGTCAGCAGGCGAGCGTGCAATCAGGTTTATGTTCGTGTCACGCACAAAGGATGTTGGGCAGAGTGATTTCATCGACACAGGAGAATGGGGTACTTACGAAATCTTCGCTAAGGCAGGCGATGGTACTTTCGTAAGTAAGGCTCGTGGTAGATGTCAGTCTAATACCGTGACAACTGTTGATGTATTTAAGTTCCTTGAGAGCGGACAGAACAATATCATGGTAAAGATTACAGGTGAGGTGACAGGACAGACCTCGCCTGCGCTTGTTTACTCTATTACGCTGTCAGCACTCTTCCTTTCCATCTCAGAGTTCAACTGGTGGAAAGCCTATCAAGGCGATATTGTGCTTCCGTGCTACATTAGCGGTAATATCTCTAAGACGCTTCATGTGAAGATTACAGGTGAAGGTTACGAGCAGACGTATGAGCGTCAATTTGGTACAGCAACTTACACGTCTTCGCCAGTGGCTTATACCGTTCCATTCACGAATAAGACGGGTATCTTTCATTTGTCTGCCTGGTTGTCAAATGAAGACAATACGGTCCAAACTACTCCTGTAGGCTACGACTTTATGGCTGTCGCTAATAACGAAGCTGTGAAGATGGTAGTTGTAAATAACAAGGCAGAGAAGCTATTGAACTGGTACGAGAATAAAGTACTTGAGTATGCTGTATATGACGGCAAGGCAGTAATGACACCGCTGTCAATCTTGATGAAGAAGGATAACGAGGTGTTGCAAGAAAATGTGTCTGAGAATACGCTGACACAAACCAAGATGCAATATACGCTTTCGCTTGAGGTCGAGACAATAGATAACTCTGATTTCACAGCGTTAATCGGTTTCAGAACTCACCCAACAGACGAGGTGCGCTTGCGTGACGCTATTCCTTTCCCAGTGGATAACTCACAAGGTTACTCTGCAACAGCAGGAGCGGTGTTCTATCTGAATGCGAAGAATAGAAACAACACCGATACCGACCGCAACGTCCTCCGCAATCTCATCAATACCGAGCATATCAGTGCTGAATGGCAGAACGTGGCTTTCTCTCGTGATGGTTGGGTAACGGACGATGAGGGTGCACGTACATTGCGACTGCTTGCAGGTTCTCGCCTTACTATTGATTACAAGCCTTTCGCCAAGGAGGCAGCACAATCGGGTAAGACCATTGAGATAGACTATCAGATTAACAATACATCTGATTACGATGCAGAGTGTATCTCTATTGCCATGCCTTATCAGAAGGGTTATATCGGTTTGAAAGTTAAGCCTTCTTCTATCATGTTCGCAACTCGTAGCGAGCGTAACCCAGATGTACAGGCGATGAATACAGATGATGGTGTGCGTATTCGACTTGCGTTGGTAATCAGTCCTAAGAAGTACACGTATGTACTCAATGGCAACACGTACTACCTTAACCTCGTCTATCTCTACATTGACGGTATCGAAGCTCGTAAGTTTGCCTACTTGCTTACCGACTCTATGCAGATAGGTTCAGGCGGTGACATTGTTATTGGTTCTGATAAGGCTGATGTTGATTTGTATTCTATTCGTATATACGACAGTGCAATGGACGCTGCTAATGTGCATCAAGACTATATCAATGCCCTTGCTACTGTTGGCGAGAAGAGTGCCGAGAAGTTAGATAACGACATCTACGATACGCTCGGTACTACAGTCGACTTTGACAAAGTGCGTGGCAAAGTGAACGTCTTTACTTTCGACAAACCGTTGCCTGCTTATGAATATGGTAAGTCATATCGTCCTAAGGGTACGCTGGAAATCTATCCTAAAGATGGAAACACCAACCTTAATCGCCTGACGATTACCAACCTCCAGTTGCAGGGTCAGGGTACATCATCTATGTTGTATTATCTATGGAACTGGAAGGCAAAAGTCGCTAAGGACACGACCATCGTGTATGAGGACGGACAAACGGCACAGAAAAAGTTTGAGCTGTTCAAGAACTTACCTAAAATCTCTAAGCTGACAGGAAAGAAGAATATTGCTTCTTCAATGCAATATCACAAGATGGGTTCTGTAAACTCATTTACGGATCTATGGAAAGCAGTCGGTCTGACCAATGAGGGAATAGAACAGGACAGCAAAGCACGAGTATCTATATACCAAGAGACCTTCGTAGGATTTGAAAAGCAAACGGCAGAGGACGGAACAGTGACGTATAAGTTTGTCGGTCTGTTTACGGTTGGACCTGACAAGGGCGACGCAGCAACCTTCGGCTACGATAAGGACCTTTTCCCAGACCTCCTATCTATTGAAGGCTCTGACAACTCACCACGTATTACTTTGTATCAAGTGCCTTGGGATAAAAGGCGCATCCGCTACAACACGGAGGAAGAAGCGTATCAGTACCAAGTATCTGAACTCTCTTGGGAAAACTGCTTGGACTTAGATTACGCTAATCTCCCTGTGGATGATAAGTCAACAGCAGAAGACGAAACACGTCAGCGTGCAGAACAGCTTGTAGAGTCGTATATCACTGCTTACAACATCATATATCAGTGCGATACGTTTATCGAGCCTTTCAATGGAACGCTCGACGAATTAAATGCTGACCCACACTCAACACATATCGAGTATTGGATAGCAAAGCAGGGCGACCCAAACCAATACAACCTATACTATTACGATAGCTTATATAAGCGTTTCTGCCCTTCAACACTCGACAGCGGTGTGTCGGTGGTTAATCTCCGTCAGCAGTTAGTTGGTGACAAGTACGGACTAACCGAGGCGATATTCAACTCGGTTAGTGATGCTGCTCAGCTCAATGAGCTATTCAAGTCAGCACGTATTCAGAAGTTCCGTGCTGAGCAGCCACAGGACTGGGACATAATGGACCTACTTTTTCATCAGTCATACGGAGAAATTAAGGCTGCGACGGATAACTGTGCAAAGAATACATATCCGTATAACCTGTCTCTTATACACCACTCCGA